GTGTACTTGTAGAGCCTACCACCGATTTATCATCTTTATTACAAGACTTTGCCGGATGGCAGACCGCACCTCTTCTAGTGCTGGATCCTCTACGTCCAGTCGCAATGCGGTTATCAGGCTGCCTGACTCAAAGGGATTTGCCTTTGATCTGTCCCCTTCACGGGAAGATCCACTAGCTAGGCGTGCCGCTGAACACGTCTTTGGGAAAGAGTGTGTTGATGAGTGCTTCTCACGCCTCCACCGAAGTGAACTCTCCTACTCTGCGCTAGTGTCTGACCTTCTTCAGTACGATCGTTTGACTGCTCCAGCTTGCAGATCGGATCCTGTGTACCAAATGTGTTATCAATCGATTCGAGAAGACCTGCGAGGAGAGCACAAATTGATCCCGCATACCATCGGGGCTGTGCCTAAGCTAGCCGACTTCCCACGCGCCAAGTCTCCTGGCCTCCCCTATAAGTCAATGGGATACAGCACGAAGGGCGACGTCGTTGACGACCCTGAAAACGTAAACGCTATCAACGTTCTGTGGCATCACGTTGGAGCGTCGATCCGCCATGACCCTCTCCCAGATGTGTGTTTATTTGCAAGATCGCAAGTGTGCTCTGTGGAGAAAACGAAGATTCGTGGGGTTTGGGGATATCCTTTAGCTGTATACATGGAAGAAGCTCGTTTCTTTTATCCAATTATGGAACATTTGAAGGGGAAAAATCATTCTTTTCCAATTGGATATGGTTACGAGGTCAGCAAAGGAGGGATGTTAGCAATTTCGGATATGGCAATCCGTATTCCTGACTCTCGATACCTTATGACTGACTGGTCTCAATTTGACAAATCTATACCTCCATGGCTTATACGTGATGCGTTCTCTCTTCTGGCGGAGTTAATCGATTTCGACCAAGTCAAGGATTCGGAAGGCCTCGTGTGGCCAGTGCGTGGCATACGAACCCGTCGACGTTGGAAGAAACTGATTGACTACTTTATAGAGACGCCCGTACGTACATGCAAAGGTGAACGTTTTCTAGTTCGCACCGGCGTTCCTTCTGGGTCTTGTTTTACTAATGTGATCGACACGATCATCAATTGTTTAGTGACCCGTTATATGTGCTACCAAACCATGGGATCCTTCCCGCTAGGTGAGGTGTATCTCGGCGATGATGGTGTTTGCGTTCTTTCTTCGTCTGGTTACGTTAATCTCCGCGACATGTCTTCTGTTGCATTGGAGAGATTTGGACTGATTTTGAGTGAATCGAAGTCTTATGTTACTTCGAATATTGAGAATATCCATTTCCTGGGTTACCACAATCGGCCTGTGGGTTATCCAAATCGTGACCAGTCCCTTCTTCTTGTCTCCTTCATCCATCCCGAGCGCAGTAGGCGAACGGCTGAAGAGTGTGCTGCAGCTGCTTTAGGGCAGTTATGGGCTAACTTTGATCCTAAGCTTGCTGTTATGTGGTACCAAGTCTTACTTTACGTGGCCGACGCGTTTTTAGTGAGTCATGACGAGGTACTCATTCAGCTCAAGAAGTCCGCTCACCGCCATAAATATTTATCACATATTGGGCGTGACTTTTCTGTTCTAACCATCCCCTCTCCATCAGAGTTCGGTCTCATCTTAGATGTGCTTCCTGATCCCGTTCCTTCAAGGTTGCCATTGTTAAGGACGTACGATTACGGAAGGCTTGTTCATGAGGCGTACAAGTACTGGGCTATTGATGTTGAGGAAGAACCGGATTGAGCC